GCCATACTAAAATTAACAAATGCTTTTGGTGCATTTTGCTTAGTCAGTGTAGCCGCACCGCCGCCTGTCGATTGAATGGTATCTGCTTTTAATGTACTCATAGCGTCACCAATGTCCCACCGCTTTCAACGGTTAATGTAACACCACTAGCCACAGTAAACGGACCAGTTACATTGGCGTTCTCTGTAGCAAGGATTGTTGTATCTGCTGTAAGGGATTGTGCGTTGGTACGGAACAAGCCGCCAGCCTTAAAGTTGCCTTTGTTCTCAGCGGCTGGTGTAATTGTACCCGCTTGTGGAGCAAGGTAATTCACAAAGATATTACCAGTGCCAGAGGAAGGGGCGGCAGTAAATGTTAGTGTAGTGCCATCAGGAATAGTGTAGGCGGCAGTGTCTTGTACAACACCATCAACTGACACCAGCACATCTTGCACAGAAGATACTGTAGTAGTCAGTGTAAATGTGGTATCGCTACCGTCACCATTGAAGCGTTGTACTGCTTTAGTGGCTTGATAACTACCCGGAACTTTTTGACCAATATACGGCATTATCTATTCCTTATGAACTAATAGTATCGACTACGGAAACCCAAACATCTGCGCTTGATGCAGTATCACTCTTTACGTTGAGTATATCGCCAGATTGCATTACAACTTTTGCACCACCATCCAAGACTTGCAGGGCTGAACCTACTGGAATGGGAGCATCCTTAATGATAAAATAATCATCAGTGCCACCTGCACCAGTGATGTATACATCCATTAAGATTTGGGTAGTTGTAACATTAGCAATATTAATACCAATAAGAGCATCATCGGAGTTAGCAGTACGTAAAGCGACTTCACTTGTACCAACATTCCGTGCAATGTTTCTTTCAAAATCCTGTGCCATTTCATCTCCTAATTAAGATAAGTATAATTATACCATACTTTTACTTGTTTGTCAAGTGCTAAAGTGCAATCGCCATAGCCACTGCGAAGCCAGCAGTTGCACCTGTTGCTGGTAGATTAGTTAACTGAGAGCCATCTACTCCCGGTAGTCTAGCAGAACCATCTAGCTGTACTGCATTATTAGCAGATGTACCTGCTGTTAGTACTGCAGCAGAACCTAGTCCTAGTGATGTACGTGCAGTACCTGCAGTCTCTAATACAAAGTTAGAACCATCTCCTACAATAAAGCCACCATCAGTAACAGCTAGTCCAGCTACATCTTGAAGCTGTGCATCTAGTCTTGCGTTAGCTACTGTGCCAGTAAGCTGAGATGCATCAATGCTTTTGTTTGTAAGAGTATCCGTTGTAGCCTTACCTACCAGTGTATCCGTAGCTGCAGGTAGTGTTACAGTTACATCACCAGTAGCGGCAGGTCCGATAAGTGTTACTGCATTTGTACCGTTGTCTGTGTCTTCTTTAAACAGGATTGAACCTGCGGCAGATGCAGAACCTGTAAGTACAGGAGCAGTTATACTTTTGTTTGTTAGTGTTTGTGTACCTGTAAGTGTAGCTACTGTAGCATCAATTGCAATGTCATCAGCATTAGCAGTAATACCTGTACCACCAATAACATTAAGTGTAACATCACCTGATGTACCACCGCCTGTCATACCTGCACCAGCGACTACAGAAGTAATATCACCTACTGGTACTGTAGCTACCTGTGTATCTACATATGCTTTAATTGATTGTTGTGTAGCTAAGTGGTCAGCACTATTAGAAGACATATTATCTTCATCTTTAATTGAAGTTCCACTTATTGTACTATTCAGCACAGCACTTGTCAAGGTTTTATTTGTAAGTGTGTCTGTAGTAGCTTTACCTACTAAAGTATCTGTAGCTGCTGGCAGTGTAACTGTAACATCTGCAGTAGCAGCAGGACCAATAAGTGTGACAGCGTTAGTGCCGTTATCTGTATCTTCTTTAAATAAAATAGAACCAGCAGATGATGCAGAGCCAGTTAGCACTGGTGCAGTAATAGACTTGTTAGTAAACGTTTGTGAGCCTGTAAGGGTTGCTACAGTGCTGTCAATAGCCACAGTCATTGTCTGTGCTGAACCTGTAGTGTCAATACCTGTACCACCAGTGAATGTTAGTGACTGACTATCTAAGTCTACATTCTGTGCGCCGCCACTGTCACCAGCAAAGTCTAAGTCTTGTGCAGTTACTTGACTATCCACATACGCCTTAATAGACTGCTGTGTAGCCAGCTTAACGGCACTGTTAGATGCCATATCATCTTCATCTTTGATGCCTGTAACGGTAGCACCATCACCTGCAATGTTAATGCTAGTATTAGCAACAACTGTTGTACCTGTAACTGCAGCAGCAGAGTTACCACCAATTACTGTACCATCAATTTCACCAGAGGCTACATCTACTTTAGAGATGTTGACTTCACCTGTACCTGCTGGTGTTAAATCAATATTGCCGTTAGTATTTGTACTGGTAATTGCATTACCGTTAAGGTTTAGGTTATCTACTTGTGCTTCTGTGACTGCACTATTAGTACCTAATGTTACGGCATCTACTGTACCGCCGTTAATGTCGGCAGTGTCAGCTACAAGTGCGTCAATGTTTGCTGTACCGTTAATGTAGGCATCTTTAAACTGTTTAGCGTTACTACCCAAGTCAATGTCGTTATCTGTAGTAGGTTCAATTACACCGTCTTTGACAATAAACTGTTCTGTGCTTGTACCACCTACATCAATAGATACTTCTACTTGATTATTTGTATCGTCTACTACAACTTTGTTCTTTGGAGCAACAACACCGGGGTCTCCAATCAATCCTATGACTGGACCTTCTGCGGCTGTGCCATCATGCTTGTGACCTGATGTATTTACAAATGCTGCTAGTAATTGGTTGTACTCATCATTACTGTCGGCTGCATCAATAATGTCACCGTCAGCATAACTGGATTGTCTAGTATAACCTGCCATTTATTATCTCCTTGCGTCAGCTTGAAACTCTAGCTGAAATCCTTTTAATGAATATGGGGCTGATGTGCCTCTATCGTTTACTCGTAATGCTATAGCAAAACCTGAACCTTCAATGGGTTGACGTACTAACGGGTTAGACTGTCCACCGTATGTTGCAGTACCGTACACAGAAGAACCATAGATAGCTACTGAGGTAGTTGTGTCAAACGGATATGCTGCTGGTCTTGCTACGTTAGGTGCTTCGTAGTCATACCGTACAAACAAGTCTGCGTTAACGGCTGCTTCTGGTGCGTAGTTAATAATAACACGGTCAAACGATTTACGAATACCAGCATCGCCCATAGTCAAATCGGGTGAACGATACCTACCTGTTACTACACTACCGTCAAAGTCATTGCCTTGTTCTTGTCTATACACGTAGCCATCAAAGTCACCATGAAGAACAATACTTTCACCTGCAACAACTACACTATCGGTACTGTTAGGTCTGATACCTTTTATGTCTGCAAACTCGTAAGCATCGCCTTTACGCACACATATTACACCTGTTGTGGTAGCCCGTGGTGTACCTGCTTTAGAAAAGAATATACGATACTGTGTCTTGTCAGGTATGATAACGCTATCAAACTCATCTACGTCTGACAGTCCTTCAAATCTTTCCTGCACTGCACGACTAATTGTACCAAGTTCTACGTCACCAATCTTCTCTGTACCAGCAACAGTACGCAGTCCATCTGGACCTAAGAAAACAATGTCACCTGCAAATTCTTGAATGGTAAAACCGTTTAGACATCCAATCTCTCTAGTTACAGGTTGCAGAACAAAGTCTGCTATTGTATTACCTACTAACTTAAAGATACGTTCTTCACAAAAGATATAGAGTGAATCACGAAACGGAAACAGTCCAGTAATATTGCTATCAACATTAATAGAACCTGCACCATTAGCTGTACTAAAGTCTGTGTCTGTGTAGGGTGCAGTAAATACTAACTCTTGTGGAGTAGAAGACATGCCAGCAAAGAACAATGACTCTTTAAAACCTGTAACAAACTTAGGATTAGACGGTGCGCCTGTACCACTAATATCTGTTATTGTAGTGTTATCGTATTTAGATGCTGGATTAGCACCATCTGCCCACACAATAAATTCTGTACCTGCTAGTGTATATCTAAAGAAGGTATAGCGTCCTGCGCCTGTTCTACCTGAGTCTATCTCTGTCCAAGACCCACTACCTGCAGCACCTTTGTGTATCTTACGTCCCCGCGCCGCAAGCACGTTACCCTTAAA